CGGCTTCCGGCGTGTTCGGCAATAAGAAGGAGGTGGACGATACACCCTTTTGGGATGTATTGCTTTATCTGTATAAATGTAAGTTTGAATATTTGCACCAAAAACGTAACAAGAAATGAGAACGACAACAGGAACAAAAAACAAGATCAAGAAATTCGAGGGGTTGCGCCTGAAAGCATATGTATGTGCCGCGGGAGTATGTACGATCGGTTACGGTCACACGGCTGGCGTAAAACCGGGTGATGTTATTACCGAGCCCCAGGCCGACGCTTTCTTTGAATCGGATATCAGAGCAGTAGAAAACCAGGTGAACGCGCTTCCCCTTCATTTGGGACAGTACCAGTTTGACGCGGTAGTAAGTTTTTGCTTTAATGTAGGTATCGGAAAATTCAAGAAATCAACGCTTTATAAGAAGATCAGAGCGGATGCGTATGATTCATCCATACCGGCAGAGTTCAAAAAGTGGATATACGGGGGCGGTAAGATTCTTCCGGGGCTTGTTACCCGCCGTGAATGGGAGGCGAAACGTTATCAGGGATTGACGATATGATAGATATAAAGGTTTACCGTGAATACTGGGAAGGCGTGCAAAAACGTGTTCCTGAAATAAAGAAGGTGCTACCCGTTACCATTGACGAGGAAATGAGTAAGACGATACAAGGACTATCAAAAGAAGAATGTCCGGTGCTCTTTATTCTGATTCCGTCGGGAACGGGTGCCAGCCTTTCGGCTGACAATGTGAGGGAAAATAATTTATGTGTTATTTTCCTTATGAGCAAGTACGATCCCCAACGAAAAGGGGCTTATGAGACTATCGAAGAGGTGCAGCCGGTTATGGAGCGTATCAAACAAATGCTGATAGAAGATTCTGCCACCGGTTGCCCTGTCACTAAGGAACTGGATTTAACCAGCCTTTCCACTCTTCCGGAATCCGGCTTTTACCGGACGTTTGCGGGGTGGAGCCTGGCTTTCTCATTTAAAACAAGATTCTAATGGATGCTTTTGCGTGGTTCTGGTTAACTGTCATAGTAGGTATTATTACAATAGGTGTAAATGATGCGTTGTGTACCTATTGGAAATATAAATATGCCTCAAACAAGAAAAATGAAACTGTTAACGATGAATCCGGGGAAAGGCACATTATTTCCGGATTCTCAAAAAATGAATAACTGAATGGCCGAGAATTTTAAAACGGATTTTTTTACCGACCGGATCGGGCGTGGAATACAGGACATATTTCAAGCCCAACTGGATATCGCTACCAAGCGGATATACCAGAAAGGCCGTGAACGTAAGAAAGTACAGGGAACCGGGGAGATCATACAAGGGCGGTCCGGCGCATTAATGGCCGCACTACAGAACCCGAATTATTCGGTCGTTCCGGACGGCGAAGGAGTAATCGCACGTTCTAACCTTCCATGATATACGGGATTCTGTATCATGACACACTCGGGAAGATTAAATATGAATATCAGGATTATGTAAGGGAAAGGGTAAAAGAGATGTTCTCTAATACACTAAAATAGAAAAAATAATAGTAAAATTGCTATTATTTTTCATGTCTTTTCTTTGTGATTAATAGTAAAATTACTATCTTTGTACTGTTGAATTAAAACAGTGATCTATGAAAACAGTTAAAGTTTCCGTGATTCTCAAAACACTTGAAAACGACGGGTGGTATAAAGTGAATCAGGAAGGAAGCCACAGACAGTTTAAACATCCTACTAAAAAAGGAAAAGTGACTGTTAACGGTCATAAATCGGATGTTGTTTGGGGATTCCTGTTAAAGAGCATTGAAGAGCAATCGGGGTTAAAGTTTTAACCCCGGAGCTCCGCTCTGGAAATAGAATGTTTTAGTTTAGCATAGCGGCCTTGTGTAGGCCGCTTTATTCTGAAACTCTTAATTATAAATATATGGAGAAAGTAGTAATTAAAACGGCGCGTGTTGATGATTGTTACAGCGGTGCATGTGAAATTCTTCCCGGATGGGTTGTGGCTTGTACTGGCAGTTTTGAGGATTTCCAGAAAGAAGTGAAAGACAGTATTCGTTTCTATGTGGATTGTGCCCGTAAGGACAAAGAAGAGTATCCGGCTATTTTTGATAACGATTTTGAGTTGGTTTATAAATTTGATGTTCAAAGTCTGTTGCTTTATTATCAGGGGATTTTCTCGTTTTCTGCTTTACAGGCAATTACTGGCATCAATCAGAAACAGTTGGCACATTATGCTGCCGGTCGTAGTAAGCCAAGAGCACAACAAGCGGAAAAAATAGCTAACGGATTACATAAATTGGCTAAAGATTTAATGACGGTCACTGTTTAATTATTCAACAAATGGCTATTGACCGGGCCAAAAGCCCCGGACTTTAATAGAATGGGGCTATTTTTAAGACGCTATGACATATGAAGATATTTTATTTCTGATCGGTTTTTTCCTGATAATAATCTTTTTAATAGGATGTAAGCATAAACCGGCTACTTTATCCGGGTGGCTTGCTTTTGCTTTTCTTTCCTTTACCGTGACGCCTCTTATATCGGTTCCTTTAACTTGGTACGTTTGCAGGAAGTTTGATCGGGCAACAATTAAAAATAAAGAATATTTTGATCCTTCCGATTTTACATTCAAGAAATAAAAATAGTTTTCTTCTTGTATAACAAGCCTGTAGAATGATTCTGCGGGCTTTTTTTATGTCCTTTTCCGCCATTTTGCACCAGGATAATTTTGCCTTATAAAATTTACTCTTATGGCAAAATTAAAACCTGATTATATCGAATGGGTGTTAACTCTGAACGCTACCGATGCGCAGAAGGAAATACATAATCTTTCAGAAAAGAACAAAGAGCTCCGGGATAGTAATAAGGACCTTAAAAAGAAAATGACCGAACTTATCGCTACCGGTAAGGCTGGCGGGAAACAATGGAAAAAGCTTGATGAGCAACTGAAAGAAAATAATAAGACGATTGGCGAAAATAACAAGAAGATTGCCGAATGCGAGAAACGGTTGGATAAAACTACCATGAGTGCCAACCAGCTGGCAAGGAAAGCGAACGCCTTGCGGAAAGAGCTTCGCAATACGGTGAAATCCTTGCAGCCGGAAAAATATGCCGCCCTGGAGAAGGAACTGAAAGAAGTTGAAAAGGCATACGGGCAGGCAACGAAGAAGGCGGAAGGTTTCGGCGGTTCCCTTCTTTCCTTGAACAAGATAAAAACGGTTCTGGCCGGTGTGTTTGTCACTATCGGCGCAATGATAACCGGGCAGATTGTCGGCGGGCTAAGGGATGCGATCAGTACTATTATAGAGTTCG